ACTGATTGATTTGTAAATTTACGAATGGTTTTTAACTGATATTTAACTGATTGATTTGTAAATTTACGAATGGTTTTTAACTGATATTTAACTGATTGATTTGTAAATTTACAAATAGTTATTCATTTAAAAAAATAAAGGAGCTTGTATGTCAACAGTACATAGTAATGCCGTAAAAATAAGTCACGCGACAGACACAAGAACGGCTCTACTTGCCGAAGGCGATCCTATTTTAAAAGTGCTAAATTCAGCCGGACAGACCTTGTTGGAGGTTGATCCAATTGAACTGACTGTTCTTGGAGCTGGAACTTTAGAGGACTGGCAATTTGAAGTCGATGAAACTCCAATTTCAGAAACTGCAATCCTTTCTGGAACACCTTCCAAAATACAACTATGCGATGGAAACGGTGATATGGTTGTGGAGGTTCCAGCAACAGGCCTCGTTACTCCATTAACAATCGTTAGTGGAACGGTGGTTCAGGTAGACAGACTTATTTATTCGGCCGTATAATTTAAAAGATAGGATGGTTTATGCCGACTCCATATCTTGATAGTAAATACTATTGTGAAATCCAAGCGACCGGTGTTACGGTTGATGGGACGAATGTACCATGGATGATGTCAGAAGGTAAAGCAATCGAAGACCTTGTCGAACTATGTTATCGATCCGACGGTGGGGATTTTGTTATCTGTGATGAGGACGGAGACTTAATCCCGTTCGACAGGTTCCAATTTGACCGAACGGCTAAAACAATCGGTATCGTATATCGAGACCCTTCCCAGAGTGCATCCACCGGTAAAGGAACAAAGCTTTATGCATGGTGTGGCGGGTCAACCGTCAACGTCGCTTCAAGCGTTGACACCTGGAAGGATAATTATGATGGTGCAATTGACCACGCCTTGGTTGTCCATGGAGAAAATGGAAGTGCGAACTTAACTGATGCAACAGGTAATTATACCGCGACAGATGCGAATATTACTTATGCACAAACCGGAAAAGTAAAGAAGGCTCCAGAGTTTAATGGTAGTAATTCTAATAGTAACTTTGGGGATATTACTCAAATTAACAACGCTGAAAAAATGACGTTTATGGGTTTTTTCAGTCAAGATGCTCTCGGTCAAACTGACGTAATTTTTAGGAAATATAACGGCACCAGCCTTCTACAACTGAGTACAGAGTCAAGTAACCTCCGTTTATATTTATCACAAACAACTAATGATTCTGCATATATATCAGATAGTTTTTTAACTGCCGGAGTGTTATCACATTTAGTATGGGTGTATGACGGAACATTATCGGGTAACAGTAATAGGCTAAAATTATACGCTGATGCTTCTTCAAAAACATTATCTTTTGTCGGAACAATACCCGCAACAATCCCTGATATAGGAAATGTTTTTTATTTAGGTTTTTCGTCTTATGCACTTGATGGTAAGATTGATGAATTTAGAATCGTTGCTGGTGCTTTATCAGCGGCACAAATAGCGGACCAATACAATAATCAAGCGGGGTTTGATGCGAACAGTACGGTTGACGTTGGAGAAGTTATAGAACTTCCAGAAGTATATATAAATGGAATTATCTGGACGACACATAGTCTGTCCGGGTCTATTCTCCCAGTGGCAAACAATATAGATGGTATAATTTATACTTCCAATGAAATAATAGGTAGTATTATACCCGTTTCGGTTCCAGACTATATACCGAATGTAACTGATCGTGCTGTAAATTTACTGAAAGAACAATTTAAACAAGCTACAAACCTAATTAAATTGTTATCTATCTGTACGACTCCACTACAAGAACTTGAATTTCTTATATACGAAATGAAACATATAAGAAATTTAAACAAGACTGGGAGTATCTTAGATCTAAATGGTCTACTCGTTGGCGCTATACGAAAAGCGGGTCAGAGTGATGCCGAGTTTAAAAAAGATATCCAATTAAAAATCTTTACAAATAAATCACACGGTGAACCGGAAGTATTAATTATAGCAATGAAGATTATATGTCAGTCAAATATGGTTCACTATTTAGAATTCTATCCGGCGGGATATCAATTGCAATGTACGACGGATATTCATCCTCCTGGAAATATTCAAAGTATGTTGGAATTGATTTCTCCCGCCGCTGTTTTTGTACAATTGACATATTCTTTTGGAACCGAAGACAAAATATTTTCGTTTGGAGATGAAGGGAGTCATCGTGTTCCACAAGAAGCAGGTGGTTTTGATGAATATGATTATGAAGAAGAAGTCTTAACAAAAGGAAAATTCGTAGAACTTATTTAAAGGAGTATTCTATGGCAAAGCCTTCTAAATTACCGGAGTTCGCTATTAGTGATGTCGTCAGTCCAATCAGTGGAAAACCGAATGTTGTCGAACCTGATGCAAACCATAAAACCGGTGGATGGAGTTTTGGAGAATTTCCGGCAAGGGGATTCATGAATTGGATTCACAGGTTGACTTACCAATGGATAAAATATTTCGATGATACTTTTGTAAACCTTGAAGCGGGTACTGTTGAAGCCCGTTTATTTTGCGGCACTGGATTCTTATCTTTAGAATCAGGATCAGAAGGTTCATTAGAATCTGGTTTTATTTATTTTGATCTTGAATGGTTTGTTATGAGCAATATGTTATTTTTAAAGATTCCATTTATCAGCGGTTTACCAAACGGCAGTGGAGTATTATCTATACAAATTATGGATGAAGCTTTGGAGCATTTTTTATGGAAGAAAGATGTTTACTGTCAATCGTTAAATTTGAAATCAACTATACAAACAGATATTCTTGAATGTTTACTTGCAAATCAAGGATATATTTACACAACAGGAAGCTATTCTGGAAGTAATTCTGGATTCCCTCGGCAGATAATTTCTATTCCTATTTACGATGAATAACCTCTATTTGTAAATTTCTATTTATAAAAGAACCTTTTTGACAAGGTTCTTTTTTTATTCCTTTTAGACTATTTTTAAAAATAATCAATAGCTTTTATTATTGATAAGTAATTGATTTATATAGGAGTTAAAGAATTGCCGGAAAATAATATTGTGAAAATAATTAAATTATAGTATATTAATAGTAGAAGAAAAACAACTATATAAACAAAAGGAGCCTGATATGAATAACAGGTTAGAAGTAGAAGAAGGGTATCTGGAAATAGTACAGTTAAAACTAAATAGTGGAAACACTTGTCTAAAAGAAAATGGAATAATTTCTGGAATGTCAATCAAAAAGGCATGGCTCACTGGACTGGGTTTGTGGTTATTAAAAAGAGAATGGGATGGAAGGATAACAAAAGAGTTTTTCCCCTATACTTCTGAAATGTATGACACTGCAAAGACGGCTTTAAAAACCTTAATTAAAAAACTGTTTTAACTATGAACAAAATAAAGGAGTGCTCTATGTATCAAATTAAAGTTACAGTAAAGAACTTAAACCATTTAAAACCGAGCGGTTCTATTGTGGATGTAACCTCTTTTTATGTATTAAGCGGTCAAAAAGCTTATGATTTTTTGAGACTTGTTACAAAAAATAATAATGGAGTTGCACCTATTCTTCCATGCCGTATATCTCTAAAAAATTCTTCTGGGTATACTTTGATTGAAGAGTTGAAAAATCATCCTGATAATTGTAATTGTAGATACTGCAAAGAATACGCAGAACAAAAAGTAAATAATGAAACAGCCGCTGGTTGTAATTAAGAAAATGTTTTAATAAACAATGTTTATAAAGAACGATACCTTTTTCCGAACCTTAATGGATATACATGAAGCCGATGATTATATAATAGTATTGTACCGTAAGAAGGTAACGGTTTGCCTGTTAAAGGATGGTAAGTGTATCAGGCTTTGTAATATATAAATGGAGTTTCTACGAATTTAAAAATTAAGAGGGTAACTATGTACAGAGTACTTTTTATTTTATTGTTATTTACTATAAGGTTATTTTCTTTTGATCCGCCAGATTCAACATGCTCAATTGTAATAAAAATAATTAACAGCCGTTTTGATAATCTATTTAATGAAGAGTGGATAGATACCTGTTGTTTCGTAAATAGATTTAATCCGAATGTCACTTGGATTATATACCCAGACAAAACAGAAGTTCCATATAATAATAGTGTTTACACTATAATAATTTTAAAGGGTAAAAAATAAACGTATATAACGCTCTGTATAAATGTACAGAGTTTTTTATTCATCTTTCTAAAGGAGTCTTTATGTCAGCACTCGGTCTTGTCTTGTCAAAGGCTACAAGTGTCAAATTACTGGAAGAAGCTTCACAGGAAATCAGTTACACTTTTTATCGTGGAGCAATGAGAAGAGCGGTTAAAACAATGAATTTCAAAGCTGCCGAAGTAATTAAGCAGTATCTTGAAAAAGCGTTTCCGACAACCAAAGGAATTACGGTTGTCGAAGCTCCTGGAGAATACGACCAAGTAAAATACCCTGTTCGTTTGGAGATCACCGTGAAAGGATCAAAAGATGTATTCGGCTTTGTTATCGGGTCGATGAAACGGCTCGGTGTCGTTTTGTCAAAAAGCTCAACAGCGGATGCATCGGTTGTTTGTGTCGCTATGGCAAAAGAAGACGCTGATATAGTGCAGAAGAAATTGAATGATGCAGCTATGTACATTGTAAAGGTTCTTCCAACCGAATCGAAAAAGAAATAACTGTAATTAACCGAAAGGAAGTTTTCATGAATACGCTGGAGAAAGATAGAAGGAATAACGTGTATCTAATTACTTCGGAGTCCGCTTTAATTGGATTGTATAGTGCATTGGTATCTCTCCAGCGGATTCATGAAGTACTCAAAGAAGTAAAGGATGGGTTTATCATAAGGCAAGGTACGTCAGAAGAAGAGACAAATCTACAGATCCTTGCAGTCGCAGAAACAAAACTATTTAACCTCGTACTATCAAGAGAGGGAAAGTAAAATGAAAACGAACAAAGCATTTATTCCAGTGTCGGCAAAGGAAAATCAGAAAAATGTTCTTTCGTTAACAGACCATGTTACTATTAACCATGTTGTCAAAACAGTACAAGAATGGATCGATGAAAATTATAGATTGCTGGAGGTATGGAAAGATCATAATTTCAAGAAGCTGAACACTCCGGCAATGCTGCACCTCATACGAGTACGAAACAAGGCATTGCAGAAATCGGTATATAAACCTTATAATACTGTTGAGCTATGCGATGTCTTGTTGTCTTGTTCTTAGTAATTTACAAAAGATAATTTACAAAAAGAAAACCGTTTATTGGTTTTCTTTTTTTTTATTTGTATTGACTTTTTTTTAATTTAATTGTGGTTTGAATAAAAAAAAATAATATTGTAAGTTACTGATTTTATTATGGTTAAACTGTTCGGTAGAAATATTCTAAGAAATTGTTTGCATTTATTATTAAATTATAGTATATTTATATCATACCATTAAAAGCCCGTTACGGGCAAAACCAATAAACAAAACAAAAGGAGTTCGGTATGGCAATCAGGAAGGCAATCGAGACAGCAAAAGAAGTTAAGAAGGGTAAAGTGCTCCCGGCAGTGCAAGGAAAGGGTACAGTAAAAAAGGGTAAAATTATTGAGCAGGAAGAGCCGGAGGGGATGGAAGAGCATGAAGAAAAGGTTCAGGAGCGGTTACGGGCGCTCAAGACGATCTGGAACAATATCGAGAAAGACCCTGCAAACATTCGTGAGATGGTCGCTGCAAAAAATATCGAAGTGAGTGAGCGGTTTGTTAATAGCGGTATCAGGTGGGCTCGTCGGTTCAAAACTTTCGTACAGGAATAGCAAACTACCTTTCGCAATTACCTTTTATGGAAAAAGGGTAGAAGGCAAAACAGCCTTCTCCCTTTTTGCGTTTTATGCAATATAACTATCAAACGGAAGCCGACCTGTATTGTAACAGTACATGCATACCTGCTCTCTTTATGGAGCAAAGGGTAGGAAAGTCTTATGTAGCTATTAGAGCCGTTTTACGGAAGGGAACGTTCCCCGTACTTATAGTAACACCTTACAGTGCTGTATTGTCCTGGAAGACGGCTTTGACGGATTTTAAACAAAGCGATATACAGATATTAGAAGGCAATACAGAGAAGCGGGTAAAAGCCTTGTTACAGTATCATCGGTGGTTTATAACGAACTATGAAGCCTATAGAACAATACCAGAAGAATTATATAATGTAGAATGGAGCTGCATTATTTTGGATGAATCTGATACCATTAAAAACCCAAAAGCAAAGGTTACAAAGTATTATATCTCACTTGGAGATGCAGTGCAGCACAAATATATTTTGTCCGGAACGTTCGATATACTCCACCCTACTAATTACTTTTCGCCTCTACGATTTTTATCCAGTGAAATCTTCGGAAGTAATTACTATGGGTTTTTAAAAAGGTATTTCTATAAACCTGCATTTAAATGGATACTACGAAAAAACAAAAAAGAAGCCTTCGCTCGTATATTGTCAAAGTATACATATACATTAAAACGAGCGGATATTCCAGGCTTTAAAAAGACTACCTATGAAACAGTCATTGTAGATAAATCTCAAATATTTATAACTCTGGAAAACAACCTTCTTTATAAATACGAATTGATCTTTAAAGAAATATACAAACAAACAATCTGGGTAACCGTAATGATGCAATGGTATCGGTTACTCTGTGGTGGTTTTATATTTGATATTAATATAGATAAATTGAAACTTAACAAACTAAAAGAGCTTGCCTGTAAACCAATTGTCATTTTTGCATGTTTTAAAATTGAAGTACGTACAATAGCAAAGTATTTAAATATACCATTTATAGATGGAAGTGTAAACGTAAAGACTCGACGCCACCTCGTTGAAAACCATAGAGGAAGTATTGTAATTAATCCTCATTCCTTTTCTATGGGTGGAAATCTTTCTCACTACAATACTGTTGTATTCTATAGCCTTCCGTATTCTTTACGGCTTTTTAAACAAGCGGTTGATCGTTTGGTAATGTATGGGAAAGATACTCATTGCATTTATTTACTTCGCAAAGATACAATAGATGAAGATATTTACAAAGCGCATAAAAAAAATTTATCTGAAAGTAAAACAATGCAAAGTCTTATTAAGAAGTATACTTTAATTAAAGAGGGATAAGATGGTTATTGGAATTGATCCAGGTAAAAATACAGGCATTGCAATAATTATCCAGCCAAACAAAATCATTACCGAGGTTGTCAAATATTCTGGCTCCATGGATTTATTTGTTGATACAGTAATTTCAACCTGTTCAAAAATAGCTGATCTAAAAAAGAGTATAGTATTTATCGAAGGGTATAGGATTTATAATTCGCCGATTTCTATCATGGCCGCAACGACCCATAAACTGGATATAATTATTACGGAAAGTATATTAATAAATGAAAGAATTAAAAAATTCGTTCGTCATAGTTTTTTAGTCAATCCAATATGGAAAGGCACTATGGATGATAGTCTTGTCAAAGCGAGGGTGGACAGTATTGTCGAAAATAAAAAATTCTACCTTCCCGGTAAAAATTTAACAAGTCATGAATATGATGCAATAGGAATAGCCTTAAATGGACTCAATCTATTTAATACGACAAGCGGAAAGAAGTAAATACTGGATTTTAGCGATAAGCCTTGCCTGTCCAGTGTGTCATAATAGACTCTGGGGTAATGGTGATCATGCATGGTGTAGAAGCCGTGATTGTAATTTTATTACCCAGTGGGAAGAAGTAGAAAGTAAAGCTCATTCGTATAGTACAAAACATAAATATACAGTTATGTTGTCAGGTACAATCCATCAGGTCGGTGATAGTAATAGTTACATTGTAATAGGGGAACGGGTTTATGGCAACAAAAAATAATTGTACTGATTGTAAACTATGTCAGTATCGAAAGAGTATAGTACAGGGGTCGGGTGATCTTAATCCTGATTTTTTATTTTTTGGTGAAGCTCCAGGCAAAGATGAAGATGAAGATGGTATTCCTTTTATTGGAAGCAGTGGAAAGCTTTTACGGACAATGATAGAAACGGCTTCTAAGGATTTACATATAAAAGTATTTTTTATTAACGCAGTTCTTTGTCGCCCGACAGATGACTATTATGGTGAGAATCGGGCACCGACATCAACCGAAGTTTACTATTGTCAACCAAAGGTTAAAAAAATAATACAGCGGGTAAACCCGCGAAATATTATTTATGTTGGTGAAGTTTCTTATAATTTTTACCATTTACTATTTCCATCGAAATATAGGATTCAGCACCCAGCTTATATTTTACGAAGAGGTGGTTTTTGTTCTCCGGAATATATTACAAACCAATATAAACTAAATAGAATATTTAGAGGTTTTGAATGATTATTAAATTATCCGATTTACGTTTTCCAGAATTTTCTTTTACTGACCCAGGAGTGAGTCAAGGTTTATTGAGTACATATACAAAATGTAGGATTGCATTTTTGATTCGGATGAACCGATTCAAACGGGTCGGTAAAAAAACTGCTTATAGAGGAACATTGTTCCATGACTTTCTATTAAGTTATTTTCAATTTATTAAAAAAAATACCTTGCCTGGATTATCAGATATTAAACGGGCTTATATAAAGTCTTTACAGACACATAAAAAAGAACTGGATGAAATGTATATTAGTGATGATGAATTGGAGTTAAGTATACAGATCCTGGAAGTAATTGCTTTGGGGTATATTAATAAATGGGGTAAAGTGGATCTGAAAAAAAAGATAATCAAGCCCGAACATGAATTTACAGTTCCATACAATGGTTATAATCGGGTCGGCAAGATAGATCTTATTTTTCAATCTTCAAATAAAAACGAACTGGATTTGATGGAACACAAATTAAAAGGAAGGGTAGATGAGGGTATTGAGGAAGCGCTCCCGCTTGATTTACAGTGCTTATTCTATACTACGTCTATTTCTAAAGATTATGACTTACCTTGTTTTAAAATTATTTATGATATTATTCGAAATCCATCTCCAGGTAAGAAAAACAAAAAGCCCGTCAAATCAAAAATAATAATTGATGATCTTACAAGTAAAATAAAACATGATCCAGAACATTACTATGTTCGAATCCCCCACCTATTTACAAAGAAAGAACAGATAAATTTCGATTTACAGGTCGATGCAAAGGTAAAAGAAATGAAGGCATTGATGACCGGTAAGTTATCTATATTTAGAAACGAAACGAGTTGTCATACCGGTTATTATTGTGATCATATAAATAGTTGTGTAACTAATATTTTAAATGGGTACAAACAATCAAATAAATTTTATACCGAACTGGAAGGAGGTGATAAATATGGCGACTAAATTAGTAACCAGTATTCTTTTCAAAAAGAACATACCGGAAACCGATTTGAATAAGTATACTTATCTTATCCATGGAGCACGAAAGATAGGGAAGACTTGCTTTGCATCGGAGTTCAAAAATCCCGTGTTTTTAATGTTTGAACATAATTACAAAGCACTCCCAATTAATTATGCTTATATGGAAAGTTGGAATACTTTCAAAACGGCAGTCAGTTCTCTAAAATCAAATTGCCCGTATGATACTATCGTTATCGATACTGGTGGTGGTGCTTATCAGTATTGTTATAACTGGATTCTTTCAGAGCTTGGAGTCGAAGAAATGCCGGAAGATCGTGGTGTTACGTGGGCAGTTATAAGGAACGAGTTCGAGAAAGTAAACAATGAGCTCTTTGCATTAGGAAAGGGAATTATTGTTCTTGCTCATTCTCAAGAAGTAACTACGAAACGGCATGGGATAGAAGAAACTAAAATCAGGGTAGACTTAAGCAAACAGGCAAACAGCTATTATCCAGGAGCCGTAAATGTTATAGGTTACTTTCACTATGACATAGACGGATCCAGAATTTTAACAATCGCCGGTGACGATGGATTAGACGCTGGAAGTCAAGTCGTAGGTAAATTTAAATATCCTGATGGAACACCTATTATTGATATTCCAATGGGCAAAAATCAAAAAGAAGGGTATCGTAATTTCGAGTCGGCTTTTAACAATAAGTTATTAAAGCCAAAAGTTTCCAAAACAACCTATTCAATTTCAAAGGAGAAGAAGTAATGAGTAAAGTGAAGTTACCTGTTGAGATGATTAAGCTTCTCAACAAAGATGCGAAGGCGACGTATGTCGAAGCAAAAAAACTGTTCGAAGAAAATTTCAAGAACCGGGAAACAATGCCGGACGGAAAGTATCATGCCAAGCTCAAGTCACTTGAACCTGGAGTCGTCGCTGGTAAACCGGTCGTCAAACCAAAATGGATTATTCTCGATGAAGAGTATCGTGACCGTGTTCTTTTCGGCGATACTATGTGGCTCCATAATGCCGGAGGTCAGTCATACTTTTTTTCATTCCTGTCTACAATAGGTGCAGAAATACCGGACAACGGTTTATCGGCAGATCTTCTATCCGAGATGCTCTCGGTTATAAACAAGACCGATATGTTTTGCATCGTTTCAGTAAAAGAAAAAGAAGACAGTAGTTACCCAGAAGTAAAGGCATATAAACCGTGGAGTCCTGATGAAGACGGGGTTGATACTGGTTCGAAAGATACCGGGGAAGCAGAAGATGGAACCGACGCGTTTGACGGCATGGATAGAACCGAATTGAAAAACTACATTAAAGAAAACGGGTTAGAGGTTGTCGTAATGAAAAACTGGAGTGACGACGACATCCGTAATAAAATACGCGAGAATGAACCCGCTGCAGAACCAGGACAAGTGGATGAACCGGAAGCAGAAACCCCCGAAGTAGAAGAGCCGTCTCTATCGGATTCTTTGCAAGGCATGGACAGGACAGAACTGAAAACCTTTATAAAGGATAATCAGCTTTCCATTCAGGTAATGAAGTCCTGGGATGATGAAAAGATTCGGGAAGCAATCCTTGAAGCATTACCTTCCAGTGATGTCGAGTCGGTGGATGCAACTGAAGATACGGCTGAGGATACGGTTGAAGATGCACCTGAAGACGATGAAGCGGAGGCAGTGGCCGACCCGGATATTGAAGAAATGCCATTCCCGGAATTAAAGGCATTTTGCAAAAAGAACGGGTATCACAAACGGATAAAAGGTTTTGATTTACTTGCCAGAGTCCCGCTCGTAAAGGCATTAAAAACACTCCTTTCCAAAAGTGAAGCAAAGGCAGAGAGTGAAGGATCAGAAGAAAACCTTAAGAATCCTGGAATACTGTCTGACAAGGAACTGGAAAAGTTCTGCAAGACTCAGGAGATTTCAGAAGTAAAGGACATCGTCAAAAACTATCGTAATGAAAAGGTAATTGCAAAATACCTTTCCCAGTACGAATTTTTGAAGTCTACCCTGGATGCAAAGCAGAAACAGTTCTTAACCAGACTTGGTCTTGGACACCTGATTATAGATAAACAGTAGTCGGGATGCCGCTTTAATAGGGAAGGTTTAAGGGATATACAGCAAAAACCCGGACAAGGTTGGCTGTATTTCCCTCCTTCCCTGTAACAGCCTGTAATGGCGTATAAACCTATTTAAAAACCCATTAAAAACCCTGTTTAAACTTATGTATAAGCCTATTAAACCGCTTTGTTTACCATCTAATACTTGTATCATTGACGTCGAGACTACGGGTCTACGTCCCTTCTATGGTGATACAGTCTTTGCTTATTGTATAGCTTATAAAAGGGAGTTAATAATTAACAGGATTGATAGAGACCAAGATTACTATTCGACAATCGATCAGGTTCTTAGGGATGATTCACTTGTAAAGGTTGGTCATAATATTAAATTCGATTATACTTTTTTCTGCGAAAATTTTTATGGATCTGTTAATATGCCGCTCGGTTGTACTATGTTAATGTCGCAGATACTTTTTAATATAGAGGTTCGGCATGGGCTGGACTACCTTGTTAATAAATATTGTAACACCCATCAATTTGATGAGACGGATAAACAAGTTTCTAGAATTGGATCAAAATATGGGTACGATAAAGTTCCGGTAGATCTTTTTGATACATATCAATATAATGATGCCGTTCGAAGCTGTGTCGTGAATAATTTATTTTACCCAGAAATCTGTAAAGACAAACAATTACTTTCTGTATATAACAGGGAAATTAATTTAATTAAAGTTACAGTTGATATGGAACGAAATGGAATTAATCTTTCGGTTCCTAATACAGAAAGGTTATTACAAGAGACCTCAAATAAATTTAAGCAGACTCAATTAGATACATATAAATATCTCGGAGGCTTTGTTAATTTACATTCTGAAATACAAGTACACGAAATTTTATTTAATAAGTATAATTTACCTATACTTGGAAAAACTAAGACAGGGATGCCCGTACAAGACAAGGATGCTTTATTAGAATACAAGGCACGATATCCAAATCTAAAAATACTTGACTTGATTATTAAATGGAGAACGTATCAAAATAGTATTGCAATATTAAACTCCTATCTTCAGGACTATTTACGATACGGTAAAATCCATACTACTATTAAACAGAATGAAGCAGTTACAGGAAGGCAGAGTTCAAGTAAACCAAACCTTCATAATGTACAGAAAAAAGAAGCTTTAAAAAACCTATACCCTGTAAATAATCGCTTATGCTTTATTCCAGACACTGGAGAGCTATGGTTACTATTTGATTATAAAGGTATAGAAATACGTTTAATAACCGAGGTTACAAAAGAAGAAATATATTATGACTTTATTGTAAACAATACCGGTGACCCTCATACGTATGCAGCGGAAGTATTTTTTGGAGACCTGTTTACGAACGAGGGCACCTGCATAGATAACCTTTATAAAATAAGTGAAAATATTTATAATGATTTTGTAAGTGGAAAGATAAGTAGACAAGAGGCTTTTAAACGAACTAAAAAGTTATTAAGGGATGCGGCAAAGAATGGACAGTTCGCAATTGCGTATGGAGCAAAACTTATTAAACTATGTAAAACATTAAATTTACCAAGACCGGTTCTAGAACCGGGGTATATAAACTATGGTATAAAACTACCAAAGATATTTAACTACACGAAAGAAACAATTAAACAGGTAATGAAAGACGGGTTTATTAGAACTCCGTATGGTAGAAAGTTATATGCAAATCCATATAAACCGTATGTCTTGTCAAACGCAGTTATTCAATCAACCGCTGCGGATATACTTAAAGATGGTGAACGGAATGTTTACAAGTATATAAAAACCGATTGGAAGAAGTTAATTAAAATGGTTTTAACAGTTCATGATGAATTAATTATATCTATTAAAAAAACAGAAAAGAAACATATCCAAGAAATAATTTACGGTGTTTCAAAGTGCATGACAGACATTGATAAAAATATAATTAAAATACCCATGGAAGTCAGTTGTAAGATGACAGAAAAAACTTGGAGTGATGCTGAGGAAATAGAAATATAACATAAGGAGAAATTTATGGGTGGATTCGGTGTCGCATTACTTTGGATTCCGCTTTATTTACTATGGTTGAGTTTTTATATTACCTTGTATTTACTATGGGGAATTTTTTTTATAATAGAGGTTTTGATTTATATACCTTTACTTTGGATAAAGAAAAATATTTATAAATATTGTTATAAGAAAGGATGGTTAAAATGAAAACAAAAAGGAAGATGAAACATGTTGGTCGGGTAATGTTAATTAAAGAAATGGTAGATCTATTGTCCCTTCCAGAAGGCAATAAGACTCTCGGTTACTTTACAAGAAGTCAATTGGTAGAATTAAAAATTAAGGTTTCGGCGCTTATATGTAAAGCCGATCAACAGCATACAAGATAGGATACACTCGAGATGGAAGGAACTACATGGATAACTTATTTAAAAACCCGAACCTCACTATTTTTAAACAACATGGTTTTACTCCAGCGGGATTCGCCTCTGACATGGAAAATGTTTCTGGAACATGTATTTTTTGTGGTTCAAAAAGTTCAAAATCACCAAAGCCAAAAAAGACTTTTTTTGTAAATGTTAAAACAAAAAAATGGGACTGCAAAATATGTGGAAAAGAAGGCGGATATCAAACCTTTCTAAATGAACTATATACCTTCGGGTTGGAAAATATTAATTATGATAGATATGAGTTACTATCTTCAGACCGGGGTATAGGTATTAAAACGCTTGCCATTTTTGATGTAGGCTATAATCCTATTATAGATAAATACTATGTTCCATCTTTGAAAAAAGACGGGTCAGTAATGGATATAGCTTTGTACGATTATAAAGCCTTTGACAAAAGGTATAAATTTATTTCAAGTGCTGGAACAAATAAAGGACTTTACTTTCGAAAAAATCTTATAGACTCACCGGTTGTTTACTTATGTGAAGGACAGTGGGATACAATGGTAATGGATGAAATTTTAAGAAGAGACCGGTTAATTGGTTGTTCTATAGGACTTCCTGGAGCTCTTAGTTTTAATCGAGACTTTGTTGACGTATTTGTAAATAAGGAAGTAACTGTTTTATTAGATAATGATTATGACAGAATTGAAAATGATAAAGTAATATTGGGGTCGGGTAAAAAAGGGTCAATTAAAATTTACAAACTATTAAAAGGAAAGTGTAAAAGCCTTAAGTTTATTCACTGGGATGATGAGCTTAAAAATGGATACGACGTTCGTGATTTATATACTGATCTAAATAAAAACAGTAAAAAAACGATAACCTATATAAATGACAATATACAGGATTTACCAAAGGGAATAAATGAAATAGAAGTAGAAACAAAATCAGGCACCCCTACACCGATACCAGAAGTAAAGCTGGATGGACCCGGATGTTCAATTAAAGAAGTGCATGACGTTTTTAATAAACATTTACTATTGCAAAATACAAACAGTGTTGATATTGTTTTGGCAACAATCGTTGCGAATAGGCTTCCAGGTGCTTCGGTCTGGTTATTCCTTGTTGGTCCTTCCGGGTCAGGTAAAAGTGAAATTTTAATGTCGTTAGGAAGTACTCCAGAAGTAGAATCAATTTCTTCATTGACGCCTCATGTATTAATAAGCGGGTTCGCAAGAGACGATGGTAAAGACCCTTCCCTTGTTGCACGAGTAAACAATAGAGATGTATGCATTAAAGACTTTACGACACTTACCGGAATGAATATAACGAGTCAACAAGAAATAATTTCAACACTCCGTGATTGCTTTGATGGTAACTGTTCAAAACCGTTCGGTAATGGTGAAGACAAAAAATATAAATCAAAGTTCGGTATTATCGCTGGAGTAACCGGTATTATTGATTTCTTTTCTGAAAACTTAACAGCACTCGGAGAACGGTTTATTCGATTTGATGTCCAGTTAGATACTTCCATTGTAGGGGAACGAAATGTTTTGTTTAAAATAATGAGCAGTATATCGTCAGGAAGTAAAAGTTCTATGCAGGAAGAACTCCAAGAAGTAATGGCTAAATTCTTAAACTATAAATTTGAATTTACTTTCCAACCGAGTATTGAAAAGAAAGAACAAATTATTGCACTGGCTCAATGGACTGGATTAATACGTGGATCTGTTATCAGGGACAACAGAACCGGTGAAATTCTATTAAAACCAATGGTAGAATATTCTACCAGACTTACCGAACAGTACTATAAATTATATATTGCTTTGCATATAATAAATTCATTTACAGAAGATAACGAAAGTATTTACGATCTTTTAAAAGAAGTGGCGGTGAGTACAGTCCACAAAAATAATTATAATATACTTCGGTTTATTTATGAAGCAAAGGCTGGAGTAGATATACAGAAAGTTTCAGAAGCTATTGGACTACCGACGCCGACTGTAAAACGGCATGTTGAAAATCTTACCATATTAAGAGTACTGACAAAAACAAAACTTGAAAAAATAGATGGGTTTGGGAGTACGGTTACGTATACACCATCTAATAGAATAAAAAATTTAATTTACAAATCAACAATAATTTAAAGGAGATTGTATGGCTATTAAAAAAGCACCGGTCGTATTAAATTCAATAGCAGAACGGGTCAAAAAAGCCAAGGAAGAGTGGGTTCCTATGTCATCTATAAAATTATGGCCGGAAAATCAAAGGAAGCATGACAAGGAAAATATTTTACGTCTTGCAGCGGTATTGAAACAGTTCGGTCAGGTTTCTCCTGTCATTGTTTATACTGAAGATGGTGTCGTACGTAAAGGGAATGGAACGTGCCTTGCTCTTCAGCACAATAATGAAAGAATGGTATTAATCCGGCGTGTTGACTTTGGAAGCAAAGCGGCGGCAGATGCATACGGGTTGGCAGATAACAAATCCCCAGAGTGGAGTGAATGGGATAATGAAGCGTTGATAAAATATTTCAATAGTGATGTTTACAAAGAGAACAACTTTGAAACAGGCTTTACCGAAAAGGAAGTTTTAATGTTTAATCTAAGTGAACAGCTTCCAGGTGCCTTGCCCGAAATAGATCTTGAAGGTACTATCTCCGGGAAAACGAAATTTATTATAGTTGTGTTTGACAAGGAAGACGAAAACCAGATGGATGATCTGTTTAAGAATCTGGATTTACGTCATAATCAAAAAACCATTAATTGGAAACAGTTAAAAAGGTATACCTCCGGAACAGATATAAAAGATGAAGTGGAGGAGTTATGAAAATTATTGCAATCGGCGGAGCGCCAGCCACTGGCAAATCAACCATCGTGGAAACAATTATAAAAGAACAATCAGAAGGAAAAGGTCAACCAGCTATTACAGATTTTAAAGGCATGGTATATACTAAAATTCCAACCGGATATGTTCTTGGAACGTATGAACCTGGAAATATGTTTCCTGGAACTGATGGTTTGTCAATGAGCGTAATGCCATTAGTAAAAGAATTCTTAGAGTGGGTTCATTCGAGTAACCCAAAAGCTCATGTATTATTTGAAGGTGACCGTTTATTTACAAGAGACTTTCTTGTTTTTTGCAGTACGATTGCAGAAGTAAAGATCTTTGTATTGGTTACTCCGCCGGACTTAACAGTAAAGCGGATTCACGAAAGACAGTTAAAAGGGAAGCCGTTTAATCTTGTTTTTTATCGTGGTCGGGTTACAAAGATCAGTAGAATATTAAAAGAAGTTCCCGGGATTACTATTCTACATAATGGAACCAGTGTGCAGTTCTCAAATAATATTGTTAAAATACAAAAGGAATTATTTAATTGATTACCTTGTAAATTTACGAATGGTTTTTAACTTAAGGAAATTAAAATATGGAAAAGTTAAAGCATGGATATTCATCGCCTCGGTGGAGTGGGGAAATACTGGACTGTTCTATGCCGGTGACGTTCGATCAGTACAGTAGATGCTCGTTCGATTGCCTGTACTGTTTTTCTTATTTCCAGCGAGAGTTAAAACACATGAACAAGAGCTTTGTAAATGTAAACGAAAGTTACCAAACCATCGCTCCAGAATCTGTAAGTGTCCAAAAGGTAGATGATATTTTTACCTGTAAACTTAAGACACAATTTTCTGGATACGTGCAGGAAAAACGTGTTCTCCAGTGGGGTGGATTAAGTGATCCATTCGATATGTTCGAAAAACAGTATGGTGTCGGCCTTGATTTACTGAAGGTATTTTTACGGATTAAATACCCTATTTGTTTTTCTACAAAGAGTACGTGGTGGGTTCAAGACGATAGATATATGAACCTTTTTGAAAAGTCAAAAGGACTGTGGAATGTAAAGTTTTCCATTATTAATTACAATGCGGATAAGGCTAAAAAAATGGAACAAGGTGTTCCCTCACCGGAAGATAGAATTAAAGCTATGGCGGAGCTGACCCGGTACAGTACAGGTGGGGTTACATTACGTCTGCGCCCGTTTATAATAGGCTTAAGCGATGTAAAGGATGAATACCTTTACTTAATATCATCGGCCAAAAATGCAGGCGCCACGGCCGTCAGTACCGAGTTCTTTTGTCTGGAGGGTCGTGTCCACCCTGGACTCAAAAAGCGGTATAATAAAATGAGCGAAATTTTAGGCTTTGACGTATTGGATTTTTACAAAAAGAATACTCAGTCGGCAAGCGGGTATTTACGGCTTAACTATAAAATAAAAGAAAAGTATATCGACAAAATGCATCGACTTTGTACAAAGCTTGGCCTCCGGTTTTATGTATCAGACGCTCACCATAAAGATCGTTGTCATAATGGAAGCTGTTGCGGGCTTGATGAAAAATGGAATTACAGCCGTGGTCAGTTTACAGAAGCTCTTTATATTGCCCGTAAACGGTTTGAATCTGGGGAGGGTGGACTTGTATCTTTTAGTGATATATCCAAGCACCTACAGATCTATAAATCGTTTTTGTGGAGGTTGTCAGAAGGATATAACACCTCCGGAACTTACCAAAGAGCTCAAGCTTATGAACTAACTATGTATGCCTATATTCGATCTATCTGGAATAATGTACAAAGTAAAAAGAATCCATATAAATACTTCTATGGGCTTTTAAAGCCTGTAAAGGTTGATAAAGCCGGAGATATCGTTTATAAGTATACACCCTATACTAAATTATAATAGTTATTTAACTGATTGATTTGTAAATTTACGAATGGTTTTTTAATTACAAAAGGAGTTTATATGATTATTGTATCGCCGTCGGTTCAGATTTATGAACCAAAAACGCAAGAAGAATTGATTAAACAAATCCAATTCTGTGGTCGAATCGCAAACCAGTCTGCACCGGAAGAAGAAAGAGCAGCTTCGTTTGTAAACCGTCTTGTTTCCGGTGGTGAACTTTTAACGGTGTTGGAACATGTGAATTTGACTTTAATTTTAACCTGTTCAAGAGGTACTGCAAATCAACTTGTAAGACACCGTATCGCGGCATATACCCAGGAAAGTACAAGGTATAATTATTTACTTGGTAAATCAGGAACTGACCTTGTTTTAATTAAACCGGTTACATTGCCTGAAGTAATCTGCGGTCGGTTTACATCTATGAAAGAATACAAGAAACAAAAACATGAATCTAATCAGGTAGATGACTTGTTTTCTGCATCAAGTGCATGGGTAGAAACAATGCTGGAAATAGAAACTGGATATAATAACTTATGCGCTTTGACAAACCAAGAAACTGCTCGTGGGGTTCTACCTCTGGATCTAAAGACTACAATTGCGGCGACCATGAACATTCGCCAGTGGCGCCACGTAATTAAACAAAGAATATCCTTGACCTGCTCCCCTGGAATGCGAGAACTGATGGGAATGGTTTTATTGGAAGTAAATGACAAATACCCGTTATTGTTTGCGAAGTTATAAGTATAAACTTAAACTGATCATCTTGTAAATTTACGATGTGATCAAGTTAATTTATTTGGAAGGAGTCATTAATGGTAAAACTGCAAGTTATTAATCTGCATACCTTCCCGGTTGATGCTATTAGAAGGAATGATCGTGTTACTGGAGCGGAGAACCTATTTATTTACATTGGTCGTAAAAGTAGTTATTCTAATGTTACTTCGAAAAAAAATAAATGGGGCTTTGTAGATGTAAAGGATTTTTCTATATTCGGGAATCCATATTTAATCCGGCCTGGAGGTATGACGGCAACCGAAGCGGTTAAGGAGTATGAATCATACTTATTAGAAATTATGAAGGATCGCTTGCATCCACTTCGAACGGAGTTTGAAAACCTTTTCCTTTACTTAACGACCATAAAAAATACCTGTGTTTACTTTATCTGTTTTTGTGCTCCAAGGACTTGTCACGGAGAAGTATTAATACGGTATATGTATAAAAACTATTTACAAAACAAAAAAGGAGTAGGAGTTATATGGAGTCACCAGTTAAAACAAATCTTATGGAAAGACTGAAGGATACACGTATGGCAACGCGGGTAATAACGAATCCAGTCACTGGGAAGCGTATGGTCATACGTATACCCTATAATATAAGCCGTCGGCGTCAAGAAGAAAAGAAAGAAATGGAAGTTCTGGGTATTCCGAGTAAGAAGAGTTATCGTCGAATACAAAAGAAGGTACGGCGATTGGAAAGGGAGCGTACTTTAAACCTCTGCGATAATTGTATCTACCCGATACCTGAATGTAAAGGACGCAAGGGGCGGATTGTTTATGGTACAGGTATCGGAGGGGACAACGTTATTCAGTGTAATGTTCATCAATGGAAGAAATAAAAGCCTGAGGAGGGATAAAATGCTTATAGCAGAAAGATATTTAGTACCAAGTAAATGCCCGGAACAGTGTAGTTTACGAGGCTCTGGTTTGTGTGAACGGTGTCCGGTACTGCTTTGTTCGCCTCCGGTAACTGAAGAGGACAAAAAATACCTTCCTGTAATTGCAGCAGAAGACTATCGGGAAGACTGGGCAAAGGAATGGGAAAAATTCTTTACAACCGGGGTTCGCCCGAAGCTGTTTCTTGTCCCGGTGGCTTTAACACCCTCTCTCGATCCATTGATGAAGTTAAAGAAAATTA